CGTGAGGCGGCCCGCATCCAAGGCTTCCCGCGAGATTTTCTGTTCGCCGGCAGCGAGCTGCGGACGCACAAGATGGTGGGCCCGATCTATGTCGGTCGCGCGATTCTGGAGGGTGTGGTTCGGGAGTGGCAATCGAATCGTTCAAAAGAGCTGGTCACAGCAAAGGAGGCATCGAGTCATGGCCATGGTGAAATTTGACGTCGCGGCATTGAAGGACTTTGACGGGGGGCGATTGGCAACCGCCATCGAACAGGAGCTGACGCGTGCCGCGAAAGACTGCCTCGATCGCCCGGGTGAGAAGAAGGCCCGCAAGGTGGAGTTGACCTTCAACCTGAAACCGCAGGACGTCGACAAGACGGGCGTGGCCGACAGCGTGTCGTTCAAGTTCACGATCAAGCTCAAGACGCCCGAGCGGCAGTCGATCGACTACAGCATGGCGATCAAACAAAACGGCAGCATGGCTTTTAGCGAACACAGCCCGCGCAACCATCGGCAAGGGACATTCGACGCCCTGGATGGTGAGGCGGACCCAACGAAGGAAGGGAACGACTGATGGACCTCACCGCAGCCACGATCGACCGACTGCAAAAACTGTTTCACGATGGCCAGAAGCTTCACCAGGTCGATGGCGTATCCAGCCATCGGTTCTACTTCGGGCCCGATGGGACCATTGTTTCGATGGACCTGCCGGCGCCCGATCGCCATTGGAAGGCGGGGAATCTCGACACACTGTTGACGGTGGCGGTGGAAGAGATTGCCGACATGGCAGAAGCTAACGCGGAAGGGACGCTGCAACTCACCAAGCCGGCGATCTGGTACGAAACCGACAAGGTGATTTTCCTGTTTGGGCGCGACGACAAGCGCGAGTCGGTGACGTTCAGCTTGGAAACGTCGCAGGCCATGGACGTGATCGAAAGCCTCGCCGAGCAGTGCCGCGGCTTCCGACAACCCGATCTGATTCGCTTGATTCGCCGCGATCTGCGGTTGGCCAGCGGGCTCGATGAGCTGTTGACGATGGTTCGCTCGCTGCGCTTTCGGACCGATTCCGACGTCGATCGGTCGCGCAGCACGTTGGGGCAGTCGATCGAATCGGCCGCGTCGGGAACGACCGAACTACCGGAGAGCGTGCCGATCAGCCTGGAGGCGTTCACCAACCTGCCTGAGATTGGTTTCGCGCCTCTGACGCTGGACCTGATGATCGAGCCCGACGCGGAAAACCAATCGATTGGGCTGATGATCGCCGCGGACCAACTGCACCGAGAGAGCCAGCGGGTGCTGACGTTGCTGCGCGATTACATCCTGGACCAGCTCGTCACACGGTGCAGCAAGGGGAAGGACGAGATCACGGATTACTGCGGCGTGTATCAGGGGAATCCCTGATGACGCGGCCGCAACGCTTAGACGAGAGCCGGCCCGCGGCGTGGTCTGAATCGAAGGCCGATGCTTTCGTGCAAGCCACGCTGCTGGTGGCGGCCGGGCTGGTGGGAGAGCGCTGGCCCAGCACGGCGGACAGTAGCTTGATCCGCAGCCATTTGACGCGGGCACTGGTGATCTATCAGCAGGCCCGCCCGATCGAGGCGTCTCCTCCAACCCAGGCAGCGGCACAGGAGGCCCCGGCGTGTACCAGCAAATAGCGTGGTGGTTCACCTGGTACGTGGCTGGGTTTGGCTTGGCGGCCGGCGTGGCCACGCTGATCGGACTGGTGCAACTGGGTTTTTATTTGTGGGAACGCTGGCTGCCGGCGGAGCCGGAAGGGGAAAGGCCTTTGCCGCTTCTGCCTGGAGGATGAGAGCGAGCGGCGGCCGGTGGTGGTCAGTTTCAGTGGTACGCGACCGATGACGGTCGATCGACCGACGGGAGGGTGAAAAGTGGTAGACAAAGCAAGAGTGTTTGACGAAGCGATGATCGCCCAAAGTCAGGCAGCGATCAACACGTATGGGCCACATCCGGTCTTGTTTGAGTTCAACGTGGCGGCATTGTTGCAAATTACCGCGGCCGTGCAGTTGGCGATGCGTCACCCCGAGCTGCCAACGCGGGCGCAACAACATTTGGAGCGATTCGTTCAGAACGTGCGGCTGGCAGTTGGTCGGATGTCACCTGATCTGGCGTCAGTGGTCGATCTGGGATCCCGCCCCGGTCCGATGGGATTTGTGGAGTTCGACACTGCGAGCAAGCCGGCGAAGGGTTGAGCGATGGGACACTATGCCGAAGGTACCGGCGTATCGGTGGAGCGCTCGCGGGGAGAGATCGAGCGGACGTTGCAGCGGTACGGTGCGACGGAGTTTACGTCGGGCTTCAAAGAAGGCTGGGCGGCGATCGAATTCGTGGCCAACAATCGCCGCGTGCGGTTCGTGCTGACGCTGCCAGGTCGGGAAGAGTTCCGCGCGAGTGATCGCGGCCGGCGACAACGGACCGATGAGCAAACGTATCGCGCGTGGGAACAGGCCTGCCGCGAGCGGTGGCGAGCCTTGGCGCTGGCGATCAAAGCCAAGCTGGAAGCGGTGGCGTCCGATATCAGCACGTTTGAAGAAGAATTCATGGCCCACATGGTCATTCCGGGTAGTGGCCAAACGGTCGGTGAGATCATCGGCCCGCGCATCGCGGCCGTGTACGAAGGCAAGAGCGACAAACTGCTGCTGCCGGCACCGAAGGAATGACCTGCCGTGGGTGACAAATCCAAGATCGAATGGACCGACGCGACCTGGAACCCGATCCGGGCGATCGACGTGGCGAGGCAGCGAATGGGCTGGCACTGTGAAAAGGTGTCGCCAGGTTGCGCTGGCTGCTACGCCGAGGCGATGAACCTGTGGCGCGGGACGGGTGATGAATACACCGCGCAGGCAATCCGCAGCGGACGGGTGCGAGTGTACCTGCACAACGTGGTGTGGGACCCGCTGAGTTGGAAGAAGCCGCGAATGATCTTTGTCTGTTCGATGACTGATTTGTTTGCGTCGTTCGTCGAACGGGAATGGATTGCGAAGATCATGGGCGTGATCGCCTACTGCCGGCGCACACGTTTCAGGTGCTGACCAAGCGGGCGGAGCGGATGCACGAGCTGATGCAGAGCTTGACGCTGGACGAGTGCTTGAACGCGGCGGGACTGGCGCCTGACTTTCTGCCGACGTGGCCGCCTCAGAATCTTTGGCTGGGCGTGTCGGTCGAAGATCAGCAGCGGGCGGACGAGCGGATACCCCTGTTGATGCAAACACCGGCAGCGCTGCGCTATCTGTCCCTTGAGCCTCTGTTGGGTCCGGTGGACCTATCGAAATGGTTGCTGTGCCATTGCAGCGCGGAGACGGGCCACTGCGACCCCTGCCTGCAAGGTTGCCCGAAGTGGGCCATCGTCGGCGGTGAGAGTGGAGACCGTGCGCGGCCGATGCACCCGAATTGGGTTAGGAGCTTGCGCGATCAATGCAAGTTTTCTCGGCTGTCCTTCTTTTTCAAGCAATGGGGAGAATGGGCCCCGTGGGAAGGGGCCGGCGTGGGAGTCCCATCCATCGAGGCCCGCCGTATCAACGACACGGGGCAGGATATTACGAGCATTCCCGAGCTGCATTGTGGAGACGAGCAAGTCACCGACGCCTATGTCTATCGCGTGGGCAAGAAGGCCGCGGGGCGCGAGCTCGACGGACGGACCTGGGATGAAATGCCGCGGGGGGCCGGCGCATGACGGCGGATTGGTTCGTGTGGTGGTTGGCGGGGCAGTATACGGGGCTGGCGCTCTGCTACGCGGCGGAAGGGAATTGGCCCAAATGCCTGTACTTCATCGGCAGCACGGTGCTGACGGTGGGTGTGGCCTGGATGAAGTGAGCAAGGTCTTAGGTTGCATGGAAGCGGTTGCCAGAAAGCGTGTTCCCCCAACAGCCGAGGTGAATCATGCCCCAACTGAGGATTCTGTACGTAGAGAGCGATGGACCGTTCTTGCAAGCGGACGTCTTGAGGCTGCTGGAGTCGCTCGTAACGTCGAACGAGCCTTCTGGTGGCTGTTCGAGCGATGCGGGAACGAGCCCGGCCGAGTTACGAGCGCCTACGCCGAGCTCGTCACCGCAGCAGGCGTCAGCAGCGAAGGGGCCGCGCGGCGGGCGGTCAAGAAGCTCGAAGAGCTTGGAATAGCCCGCGTCGATCGAGACGCGAGCCGGCCGGGAAAATTGGTGGTGGACGTGATGCGACCGATGCGCGGCGACCCGCAGCAAGTGTTTGAGTTCGCTCAAGGCCCGCAGCCTTTACCGCCGGACGCACCGTTGCGCCTGCAAGTGGCAGCGGCCGCCGAGGCCTTGCCCGACCGTGATCCCCCCCGTCGTCCCCCCCGCGCGCCGTCGACGTCGACGGCGCCGTCGACGCCGGCGGAACATGGCCCGCAGCCGGTTGGAAGTTTACTAGCGCAGTACCTGCAACGGGTTGCGCCCGAATACACGCACCATGAACCAAATCGGGCACGGACTTTGCTTTCTCTTTCTAGATCTTCTCAGTATTCAGATCCTCTGACTTTCTCCCCTTCTCCTTCTCCTTCTGAGAAAGGCGCCTTGGAAGGGAGAGCGATCGAGTCACCGCCGCGATCGATTTGCGCTCCCGCTGCGACGTCGCGGGAGGGACCAGGCGGACGCGATTCGCCACTGGCACAAAGAATTCTCGATCGAGAGCGCGAGCTGTGGCGGCGCGTTGCCTCACCCGGTTTGTATCGCTGGGTGACGGTCTGGGCGGCCTACCTGATCGAAACGGGCAAAGTGCCTGAATCGGTGATCGAAGATGTGGCCTATAGCTGCAAGCTGACGGTGCAGGATGGCCGGACGCGAACGCCTGGCATGGTGTCCCCCGGCCAGTTGTTCGGTCGTGCGATCAAGCAGCGGTTGGAAGAGCTGGGGCACGCCTGGCCAACGTTCCCGCTGATGCGTCAGGCGTTTCGAGCGGTGGGTCTGGTGTGGCAATCGCATTGGGATGGTGGTTTCAAACCGGGAGGTAAAGCGCGATGACGCTGCGTGTGGTTGGTTCTAAGCGTGCGAAGCGAACGATGGATCGGCAGGCAACCTACAGGCTGCCCCGTGGCTTCAAAGAGCCAATGCCCATCAGGCGCGGCCCTTGGAAATCGGCCATTTTCACGATCGAGTATCGCAAGCAGACCTACAACGTCGTGTGGACGCAGGATAGCTGCGAGGTGATTCCGCTGGGATCGGACAAGAGAGCCCAGACGTACCCCCTCGATCGCGAGGACAAGCCCCGGGTGACCGATTCGATCCAGATGATCGAGCGCTATTTGGGGAAGCGCGGCAGTCGAGCGCAGCGGAGGATGGGAAGGCGTTGAACATGGCCAGGAAGGCGCCCCGAGGATGTCGGTGGAAGCGACGGAAGGCGCGAGGCGAACAGCCTCAGCGGCATCGCTACTGCCATGCCTGCCGGCGTCAGCGTCCCTTCTTGGGGGCCAAAGTGATCCCGTCGCGCAATAACGAAGCGTCGGGTAGCATGATTTGCGGCGAGTGCTGGGAGCAATTGCAGGGGGATCGGGAAATGTTTTTGGCGTACCTGTCGGGCTTCGAGCGACTGTTAGCACGAGCCCGCGAGTTACGACCCACACACCGGGAGGAAGGGTAGATGGCAAAAGAACTGGCAGTTGATCGAGTACCCAGACAGGTCATTGAGAGTCGTCTGCTAGCGGCCCTCGACGACGAGGACAAGGTGGCGATTGTTTGTACCAAGGAAGACCTGACGATGCTGATTTCGTCGTTGAATGTGGTAGCAGGGGCGAAGCAACTGGAAATGGCGCGAGACCTGTACGAACTGAAGCAGGCGGCATTTCCGTCAGCAACCCAACCCCAGGCGAGGGAGGAGTGAGGGGGATGGCTGGTCAACTGAACCGAAAGGCGTTGGAGCAGATTGTGAAAGACGACCTTGAGTGGTTGTCGTCACAACCACAGTCGCTTGAACGATATCACATTGAGCAAGTGTTGCCGCACTGGCTGGAGCTTGTGCTGGCAGTGCCAAAAAACTACACGGCTGACGAAATTAGGACACACTTTATTTTGCACCCGCTGCCGTATCGGCCGGACAACGCCTAACCCCCACCCCACCGGAGCGCGAGCCGGCATAGAACCGCCACTGTATTTGGGTGCTGGGGGTGGGGCAGTAAGTTTGCCCGCATGGCAACCTACAGCCCCCCCTCGAAAAGCTTGTGGCGGTCCAAAACCTTCTGGCTCAACGTCGTGGCCCTGGCGGTGGCCGCGCTGACGGGCGTGTTGGACGCAAATCTCATCCAGGATCACCCCCAGGCTGTGGCCTGGATCACGGGGATCATCGCCCTGTTGAACATGCTGCTGCGGACGGTGACCACCAAACCGATCCACCTGATTTTGCTTTTCCTCTGCCTGTTCATGGCGGGGTCGGCGGCGGCGCAAACCGTCAAGCTGTTGCCCGAGGCGCGCTATGCGGCCATCGGCGAGTTGCTGCCGAAGGTGGAAGACGAGCGGTTACTAGAGGTGTTCCAGTCGCCCGATACGGTTTGGTGGGACGTGGAAGCGTGCCCCCGCGCGTATCAGAACTTTGACAGCAACGGCGGGTTTCACTGGCCTGGCTACAACATCAGCGGCGACGCGCTGGAAGCCCGCAAAGGACACGGAAACGGCGGGAACGCCAATAGCGAATTCCCCTGGAAGTTCACGGGGGGAACGGACCGCTGCGGCAACAACCGCGAGGTCCGGTTTTTACTATTGCCCGTTCGTTCGGACGAGGCCACGGCAACTAGCCAGCGGAATAGCAAAAAACGCTGGCCGATCGTGCACTGGCGTGAGCGTCTGCCGCATGATCAGGGGGGTGCGGCGCTACGTTGGCGGTATCCCGTCGGGACGATCGTCGGTGAGCTGCTGATCGAGCGTGGGCCCGGCGGTCGCGAGTTCGTCTGGCAAGTCCGGATCCGCGAGAAGGAACCTGGGGAGTGGGGCGCCGATGTCTTCCAACCAATCGCCGACGCCGACGAATTGGCCCAATGGGTGCCAGGCTATCAGGCGACGGTGCGCCAGCAGCGACGGGTGCGCGATCGACACCAGCGGGTGTTGATCGACGAAGTGGTCAACGTCTCCCCGCTGCCGGCGATGCAGGCGGAGCAAGTTGCCAAGATCCTTGAGCAGGAAACCTTCGAAAGCGTGCTGCTGACGAAGTGGGCGCCCGGCGTGCAATGCCCGACCAGCGATCAGCCGTTTCATTTGGTGCCGGGCGGATACGCCGGCGAGGTGGTGGAATTCCGCCGCAGTGCCTGCAATCGGTGCCATTACACGACGCTTCAGCACGTCGACCAAATCACGTTCGGGCGGGACTGGTACGGCCGGGTGGCCGGTGACGACAGCGTGTTTTCAACGCCGTTCATTACGCGCGGATCGATCAGCGGCAACGGGTTCGGCGGACCGACTCAGTTGCGAAGCGAATTTACCGCCGCGGGGTTTATTGAGCGCTTCGACGAATCGAAGCACCCTCGCGCGCTCTATGAGTCCATTGCAGAGATCGAAAGGGTTGTCCATGCGAAGCGTTAAGTTTTGCTACCTCACACGGGCGGTGCTGGTGAAGCGATTGGCGATCCTGCCGTGGGTGGTGTGGGCCATTTTGATCGCTCCGCCGGCGCGAGCCGAGCTGGCCGATTGTTTTGCCGCGACGGTGCGCGTGCGGTGTGGTGGTGGGATCGGGACCGGTACCGTGATCGACGTGCAGCAGGGGCAGGCCTGGATTCTGACCAATGCGCACGTGGCGAGCCGGTTGGTGGGCGAGCCGGTGACAGTGGAATTCTGGCGCGACGGCCAGCGGGTCGAAGGGGTCGAGGGACGGATCAGTTGGCGGTTGATGGACCGGCACGCCGAAGGACTCGCCACGCGCGATATGGCGCTGGTAACCGTGGACCTGGCCCGCTTGGGTTGGCGACCCCATGTCATTCCGCTGGCGCCGCGCGGGACGCCGCTCGTCGAGGGACAGCAGGTCTATTCGGTCGGTTGCCCCGAGGGAGGTTGGCCGACAGGCTGGTCTGGCCATTTGACGCGGACCGGTGGGGAGGTGATCGACTTCTGGCCGCCGCCGGCGCAAGGTCGCAGCGGATCGGCATTGTTCTCGGCCGACGGTAAGCAAGTCCTTGGTCTGGTCGCCTGGGGCGGTCGGAACGGTGGCGGCGCGATGCCGGTCGACGTAATTCATCAGGCTATGCAAGACAGCACTGGCGCGGAGCTGGCGGGGCCTCTGGTTCCGGTTCGTCCGGGGCATGTATTTCCGGGACCTGGCGCGGCAGTCGATACGACGCAGCTGGATCCGGTTGATTGCCCTGGCGGAGGGTGTCAGAGCGGCGGAGGCGGATCGGTAGGACACCACTACCAGCGCCGGCCGGGCGGTGGGTTTTCTCCCTCGACGAATCAGCCACAACCTACCGCGGGCGGTGGGAGGGGGTGTCAGTGCGACCAGGCGGCGATCGCGTCCAGTAAGTGCCAATGCGACCCGAAGTCGATCGATGAACTGCGCGCACAGCTCGACAAGCTGCGCGGCGAGTTGACGCAGACGGTCGAGCTGGTGGGCCAAGTGAAGGACCTGGCAGCCAGCGCGCAAGGGACGCCCGGTCCGCCGGGTGAACCTGGCCCCCCCGGACCGAAGGGAGATCCCGGGCCCGAAGGGAAACAGGGCGAGCCTGGGCCTGCCGGCGATGCGGGCGCGGGCGGGTCGATCGACATCGACGCGCTGGCCGAGGTGCTGAAACGCAAACTGGCGGGTGAAATCCGCGTGGAGATTGAGCGAGTCGATCGGAAATAGTCCGCCGGCGCAAGGTGCGCCGCGGTTTGTTGTTGGTTTCTTTTGAAGGGTGCCCCCGATGAATCCTGAATTGCAGAACATGTTCGCGGCCGATGCCGCGCAAGCGATTGCACGTCGCCGTGATTCGGCCGATCAGGCGATGGCCAACCAGCGCGACGGTGCGTCTTACGACATGCGAATGTTGGGCGCGTTCATGACCGGCAGCCTGTTTGCCAGTGATGACGCCGAGCGTTTCGCGGGCCTGAACACGGGTGCGCGGATCCCGGTCACCTTGGATCAACCGGGCGCCAAGATTGGCGCCTAGTTCGGTGACCTGATGGCCACCGATGGCGTTTTCGACGAACAAGCGGTTGCGCGAGCGATCATCGAGCAGATGAACGCCGCCGACCGCCGTTCGATCGAACAGAGCCTGGCGGCCCGAGAGCGCGCCGACGCGGATGCAAAACGGATGTGGCAGCAGTTGCAAGAGGGGAAGGTCCCTGAGCTGCCCCCGCGAGCCATGGATCAGGCGAACCCCGTAGCGGAAGGTTGAAAGAGCAATGGCGCTCGCCGAAATCAAAGAGCGGACGTTGCAGTTCGTGCATGACATGTACGTCGATGACGTCGCGCAGACCATGCACATCCTTCGATCGGCGACGGCGGCCGGCTTCGGATTTGAACCCAAAGAGTTCTCGCGGCCGTTCCCGGGTACCGCAGTCAATGTGAACCTGCAACAGCGGGTGGCAGGTGGATTGGCCAAAATGGCGATGGCGGCGATCACGGGAGCCGGATTGACGGCCGGCGCGATGGCCTTGCTGGGCGGTGACAAGCCCGCGGCGGACCCACCAGCCGCAACGGCCGATGGTGAAGCGAACGTGAGGGTGTTTTGGGGGGATGAAGAGATCAAGCCGGGCGAGACCACGACGGGCAAGCTTGAGGTGAGCGAGTGAACAACCTTTTGTTGCTTGCCGGCCGTGCGGTTGGTCAGAACCAATCGGCGGCCGGCGGCTCATTTTTTTGGAGGATTGTATGCGAGGATTTTTGTTTCTGGGCTGCGTGATGATCGCGTTGGCGATCAGTGTGGCCTTGACCGGCTGCCAGCAAGAACAGCCGATTCCCATCATGCGCGAGGCTGCCGGCGCCGATGTGGTGGGGAGCGTGGCGCCGGCGGCCGAGTGGTTTGAGCAGAGCAGCAACGACAACAACTTGGCCGCGCCGCCGTTTTGGAACGGTGGACCTTGGAGGCGATGGCTTTATCGAAACTTCGGACCCTTACCGGAAGGATGTGGCGGCGGCCGCTGTTAAGGATTCGCGGACGGGGGCCCGTGGGCGCGGGGAGGGGTTGGGCGTGTCAATGGAGGACGAAGCTTTGGGAAACCAAACGCAAACGCTGACAGAGACCGCCCGCCCCTCGCCGGCGTATCAGTACCGGCTGATCATCCGCCGGGTGATCGATGGCGATACGGTGGTTGGAGACCTCGACCTGGGATTGGAATTCTGGCAACACAACCAATCGATCCGACTGCTGGGGATCAACACGCCCGAGCGCAAGGGTGAGACACGAGCCGCCGGCGATGCCGCCAAGCTGCATTTGCTGAACCTGTTGGCCAACCTGGCGATCAAGGTCGATCAGAGCATTGGGACGACTCCCGCCTATGAGGTGATCGTGCAAACGAAGCTCGACAAGCAGGAAAAGTTTGGGCGGTTGCTGGGGACGCTGTACGGTCGCGATCCCAAGTTGGGAACGGCGGTCAACCTCAACGAAAGGATGTTGGCCGACGGCCACGCCGTTCCATTCATGGCCTAAAGAGGGGCGGTCGGGATGTTGGATTGGAAGGAAATCGCCGCCGCGGTGATTGCCGCGGCAGTCGTCGCGACGGCCGGCGGCATGCTGACGTGGCTGCGGAGCTCCTACAAGCGTTTCAAGTCGATGGATACGCGGCTAGGTGCGTTGGATTCGATGGATCAGCACCTGCAGGCGTTGCACAAATTCGCCGAGCAGAGCGAAGAGCGGATGAAACGCATGACCAGGCGGCTGCGATTGCACGATCGGCGGATCAATAAACACCACGATCGGTTGCGGAAGATCGAGGAAGATCAAGGGCGCTGCGGGGAATAGCCCATGATGCGATTGAAGCAGAATGAAGCAACGGCGGCCCGACGCAGGGTGCTGATTGCACTCAACGCCACGGGTATTACGATCGCGGCCGGCGATCTGAAGGTGTCGAAAAACGGTGCCAGCGCGGTAAACGCCGCGGGGACGTGGACCGAGATTGGCAGCAATGTCTACAGCTACGAGTTCACGGCCGGCGAAGTCGACACAACGGGTTACGTCGCAGCGATCTACCTGAAGGCAGGCGTCTTTGGGAGCGCTTTGGCCCAGGTCGTACCTGCCGATCCCTACGATCCGGCCGTGTTGAGCGAATCGATCGATGCATTGGTCGCCGCTCTGGGGCTGGGCAAGCGGGTGCTCTTTGTCACGCCGGCCGGCGGGAGCGATAGCAACAGCGGCTTGATGCGTCTGGGAAATGCCAAGGCGACCTTGGCCAGCGTGAACACAGCCGCGCAGGCCGGCGATACCATCGTCGTGTTGCCGGACCTCACGGGGGGAACCGCCCGTTTCACGGTCAGCAGTTCGCTCAATCTGAAGGACAATACGACCTGGCTGGGCTGCGGAGCGAACATGTCGCGCATGCAGTTGACGGGTAGTGCCGTCCTGAATCTGCCGACCCGCTTGCGGATGTTGGGAGGGATGGAGATCGACGCGACCGCCAGCACCGCGGTAAACGGTTGTCTCTTACGAAGCGCCGTGGGCGATAGCAGTTCGTGGCTGGAGTTTGAGCGGTTGAAAGTCGTGGCGAAGCTTCAGGTGTTTCAGCTCTCGGCGGCCTCTGCCGGCAATCGTGTCCTGATGCGGGATTGCGATCTTACTGGGGGCCTAAACGCCGTTTCATTGCAAGGCGCCGCCACCAACGTTTTGCGGGTGGTCAATTCGAGGCTGGGGGCGGACAACTCACTAAACGCCAACGAAGGGGACGTGGCCGCGCTGTTCTGTTCGGGGGGTCAGATTGAGTTGGAGGATAGTGATCTCCAATCCGTCAGCTGGTCCGACACGGCCGAGCGTTTGGACGGCCTGTACGTCCCGTCAACAAGCCTCAGTTATGTTCGGATGTCGGGCGGTTCAATCAACCTGGTGCAGGTGGATCAAGATCCAGGTCACCCCGACCCGATCCACCGCGTGGTACGCGCCAGCGGGACCATTTGTCGCGTGCATTTGGGAGCCGTGAATTGCAGCAGCGATCCGGCGCTGATCGAGGCAACCGGCGGTGCGGTGATTGAGCGTTTGTCCGCTGGGAGCGATGCCCAGGCGATCTGGGATTTGTTCGCTGGCCAGGTGGTGGGCAAAAAGCCCGACGGCACGGATCTCACTTGGCGGGAGGCCCAGGTCTATTTGCCGGCATTCGTGGCGGCGAGTCATCGCCGCACGTCGCAGGGGAAGACGGAGATCCTCAGTTGCGACGGGAGCCAGGTCGCCGGCGTAGGGTCCGCCTCACTCGACGCGCGCACGCTCGAATCGTTGGGCGAGATTTACCCGCTGGATCAATGAGCCGAGAGATCGAGTAACAAACCATGGTCGTCACCGATTGGCCTTGCGCGGAAGGATACGGCAGCGGGGGCGATTCGCTCAGCGATAACAAAGTGCCGACGGAATCGGGAGACGTCGCCGTTGATTGGCCCGCACTGGGTCGATTGGCCCGGCCGAATTACCCGACCGGTCCCGATTCGCTCGACATTCCCCGGAACTATGCGCAAGGGGGTTGTGACTGGTTGCTGATCAATGGGGGCGGGAGTTTCTTCCCGCAGATTCACGCGAGCCTGTTTGGCGTCGACTTCGGGTTGGCCCACGCGGTCGATCGTCACGAATGCCGCGTGCTGAATCTGTTGTGTGGGTCAAACAACGCCAGCCCGGCGCTGCCCGTGTTGTCGTACAACCCGACCAGTTACTACGCGCAGCTCTACAATGGGACCACGCCGATCACGGCGGTGAGTTGGCCCACGGATCCCAAGCCCACGTACCCGTCGCCCGAGGCGTATGCCGACGCGTTGTTGTCGATCGTGCGTGGGCACATCCTCACGCTGTTGGCCCATGGCTGCCCGTTAATCACCCTATGCAGCGCTCCGGATCATAGTCTGACGCCCAACATCCAATCGATCATCGAATACGGCGACTTGTCCAAGCGGCGGCGCGTGCGGGCCTGGCTGGATTACTTCAACGCGGGAATCGAACAGGTTTGCGAAGAATTCCAACTGGTGTTTGTCGATGTCGCCCGGTTGTTCGATGACTTGTTCGGCATGGATGGCGGGTTGAAGACGGTTTGGCACTTCGGCGGCAACGCGATCGCGTTGCGGCAGTATGACGCGAGTGTGAGCGGGAATCTGTGCGGGTTCACCGATGCGGTCCATCCCAATTGGCCGATCGTGCGGGAGCTGCTCAATACGTTGTGGAACGCGGCGAACGTCGGCGGTGGTTGCAAGTTTGAGTTGGTGAGCGAGGAAGAAACCTGTGTGATTGCCGGGATCCCGTACTTCAGCGATACGGTGGAAATCGACTACAGCAATTATTGCAAGCCAAAGAAGGGACGCAGCGGATGGTGGGCTCATCGCAGCTATCATCCGGTGAGTTGGTTTAGTCCGGTGTGGTGGGTGCCTACGGATGTTTACGCCGGCGGGGTGTGCGTCGGCGGGCAAAGGTTGCGCGGCGGTGCGGTCGCGGGCCAGCGGTTGGCCAGTGGCGCGGTGGGAGGTGGGCGATTGCGAAGTGGAGCGACGAAAGGCCAGGTGATCTATGGATAGCATCAACCACCCGATCGCGGTGAAGTGGATCGAGGACGCGGATACCCCGATCGCAGCGTCTGTTTACGGGGCGAGTGCCGCGCTGTTGACGCCGGAAACCGTATCCGAGGTGCGCCGGACGGTGCGGGTGAAGGCGACGGGCCAAGTGGTGGGGGCGCACAGTGCCGAGTTACTGACGGTCGCCGACGTGGTGTTGGATCTGCCCCGCACGGATGCCGGTTGGGACCTGAGCAATGGGGAAGCGGGTTTCAACTTCATGGACGTGGTGCCCCGTACGGCGGTGGCAACGCCTGGCCAGGTGGTGACGGTGGCGTATCGCATCACCGAGGTGGGAGGAGCCCAGCAACAGATTACGTTTGAAGGGCCGGTGCTGGCGAATCGGTACTGATGCCATGGCAGCCCATCAGTTCCGCCCGCGGCGATTGTCGAAGCCAGGTCGGCGCGTGGTAGTGGATGCGATCGCCAGGCGGTCCGCCAAGTACGGCCGACGCTGGCGGCGGTTTCGATTGGTGTGGCTGAGTGAGCATCCCAGGTGCGTGGAATGCGAGCGGGAAAGGAAATTGACCTTGGCGGTCGAAGTGGACCATATCCGCCCGCTGGAGCCTGGTGACGAAGTATGCGACGAGTCCAACGTGCAAAGCCTCTGCAAGACGCATCACAGCCGCAAAACGGCCCGCGAGTGCGGGTTTGCGAAGCCGCGTAAGTCGAAGAGCTAGAAGGGGTTTGCTGGTGCCTGCTGTCGAATCGATCAAGGGTTCGGACCAATGCGCCACCCTGGGGGGGCTGAATTTCTGGCGCCTCCCTGGCGTTGAACGCGGCACCCCGCGCGCACATTTTTTCGCGAAATTCGATAGGGGTACCCCCTGCCGCACGACGCACACCACCCACCACCCTGATTTATGACCGCACGCCGCCCCCGTAAACGCTCATCCGCCGCGTCCACCACTGTGCCGGTAGAAAATCTCACCGAGGCCCCGCCCACGCTGCGCAACCGCATCAAAGAGCTGCGCAACGTCACCGCCGCCCAGCTGCGCAGCAACCCCGCCAACTGGCGCGAGCATCCCGAGCGGCAGCGCCGCCGCCTGCAGGAAGTGCTAACCGAGATTGGCATCGCCGATGCCCTGATCGCCCGCGAGTTGCCAGACGGCACCCTCGAGCTGATCGACGGCCACCTCCGCGCCGACGTCGCGGCCGATGCCGAGCTTCCCGTGCTGGTGCTGGACGTCAACGAAGAAGAGGCCAGGCAGCTGCTGTTGTCGCTCGATCCGCTGGCGGCGCTGGCGGAGACGAACAAGGAACGCCTGGCGGCGCTGTTGTCGAAGACGAGATTTGCCGGCAGCGCGATGCAGGAGCATTTGGCCGAGCTGCAAGAGCAAAGCCGGCAGCCGGCCGACAAGGCCACCACCCCCGACGCGGGCGACGTGGTGACGATCGAGCCCAAGTTTTCCGTGCTGATCGAATGCGAGAACGAACCGGATCAACGGACGGTGTTGGAAGAGTTGGAGCGCCATGGGCTGCGCACGCGCGCGCTGACCGTCGGTCTGCCTCCGGTGGTCGACGCCACGCCGCCGCCCCTGCCGGCGGTCCCCGGCGAGCTCGTGATCGAGCGGAAGGTTTCGATCAAGCGGACCGCGCGCGTCAAGCAGCTGGAAGGAATGTTCGACGTTCCACCGGCCAAGGAGACCAGCAAGAGTTGGCGGATCCGTGCGCAGTTGGACCGGCCCTGGCAGATTGGCCTGATCGTCGGACGGAGCGGCGCGGGCAAAAGCACCGTCGCGCGGGAGTTGTTCGGCAACAACCTGGTGGAGGGTTGGCCGTGGCCCGACCATGCCGCGATCGTCGATGCGTTCCCGAGTTCCATGGGGATCGCCGAGGTGACGGGCCTGCTGTCCGCCGTCGGCTTTTCTTCGCCGCCCAATTGGCTCAAGCCGTTTCGGGTGCTGTCGAACGGCGAACAGTTCCGCGTCAACCTGGCCAGGACGCTAGCCGAGTTGCCCGAGCTGGCGGTGGTCGATGAGTTCACCAGTGTGGTCGATCGCCAGGTGGCCCAGATCGGCAGCGCGGCCGTGGCCAGCGCGGTCCGCAAGACGGGCCGGCGGTTCGTGGCGGTGACCTGTCACTATGACGTGGAGGAGTGGTTGCAGCCCGACTGGACGTTGGATCCTGAGCGGGGCGAAGTCCAATGGAGGTCGCTTCGGCGGCGCCCGGAAATACAGCTTCGCGTTCGACGGACTGACACCCGGGCGTGGCGCGAGTTCCGTGGCCATCACTATTTGAGCCAGGATGTCCACCCTGCGGCGCATTGTTTCATCGGCGAGGTCGACGGCCGGCCGGCAGTGTTCGCGGCCGTGTTGTATTACCCGCACTCCAACGGCGGTTGGTGGCGAGGGCATCGGACCGTTTGCTTGCCGGACTATCAGGGAGTGGGGATCGGTAATCGGATCAGCGAATTGATCGGCGGAATCTTCGCGGCGACCGGCAAGCCGTATCGCAGCACTACCAGCCATCCGTCGATGATCGCGCATCGGCTGCGTTCGCCGCTCTGGGCCTGCATCCGAGCGCCGGGATTGATGAACAACCCATCGTCGAAGCCTGGCGGCCGGGCGCATACGATCCGCAAAACCAACGCGGTCTCGCGGGTGACAGCCGGCTTCCAGTACGTCGGCCCAATCCGACGAGAAGAGGCCCAGGCGCTGGGCGTGATTCGCTAACCAGGGCGCTGGAAAAAGTTTCCCCACGCAACTGTAGGCTCGCTTTGGCCTTGGCTGGATCGCTCACAAAACCCTGGAAATCCAGTGGTTTTCCCTCCTCGCACGTTCCGATGGCTCGCGTAGCATGCGTCTCGTTGGGAACGCAACTACGAAAGGGAAAACGCATGACCAAGCAGCAATCAGCCCGAGCCAAACTTCTGGCAGTCGCCATCGTGATTCGTGCGAGCGGTTACAACGCGATGGCCCGCCAATGGATGCAAGAGCCGATCTATCGCGGGCGCATTGTCAAGGTGATTGATCGCCAAAGAGGTCGCCCGCAAAACCGGCGACGTCCGCGGCCAAGATTTTGAACGCCTGGCAAACCACGCGATCGATTGTGCCGCGTCAGTGAATCTCTAAGCGGGGGCATCGCCATGACGATCGACGAAGTAAAACAACAAGCCAAGGCCGCGGGGATCGCCTGGCGGCTGGTGCGCGAGGCGGCGGCGGAGCTGGTCGAGCGCGAGCGCGAGGCGCGGGCGCATGACAACGAAGTCCGCGAGGTGGCTTGGTCGTTCTACACGACGCCCGGTTGCTGGCCCTTCTGGCGGCATGGCTTCTTGGCCCGCTTGGGGCGCAAGGTCGAGGGTGGCGATTACACCCGCATCCCCGGCTACGATACGCTGGCCGCTTCGGTGGCCTGCCAGTTCCCGGAGTATGCGGGGGACGATGGCTGCGCGGCCCTCTGGGATCTTTTGCTATCCCCCTTCGAGCGGATGCGACCCCGCGCGGAGTTCTACGCCGAGGCCCTAGAGTGGGTGAATGCCGAGCAAGGCGCGCCTTCGTATTGTGGCGCGGCGGAGTGGTAGTCATGTTCGACGCAATGCCCCCGCCCCTGCCTGAATTCCTCCCCGCGTTGACGGTCCTCCAACCTTGGGCCTGGGCCATCGCCCACGGTCCGAAGCGGATCGAGAATCGCAATTGGGCGCCACGCTATCGTGGCCCTGTGTTGATTCACGCGGGGCGCGGCAAGACGGCGCTGGAGTCGGCCGGACGCTGGCTCGAGTCCCAGGGGTTGACGGTCCCGGAGGATCTGGCGTTCGGTCAGATCATCGCGGTATGCCGGCTGACGGCCGTGGTCAAGGTCGAGGAAGTGGCGGACCCGTTCGCGTCAGGTCCGCTCTGTTGGCGCTTGGCCGACGTGCGCGCGCTGGCCTGTCCGATCCCCTGGCGCGGCCGACAAGGTTTGTTTCCCGTCCCGCGGGCGGATTTGCCGGATGAGGTGTGCGCATGGCTCCGCGAGGTCGCCCGCCCAAATCGGTCGCTGACAAAGCGCTGATGGGTAATCCGGGCAAGCGCCCGCTGAATCAAACGCTGACGGCGGTTCCGACGACGCCCGACCAGCCGGCGTTCCTCGACCCCGTGGCGCGCGACGAGTGGGATCGGCTCGTAGCCCAGTTGGGCCCTTCGAAGGTGTTGACGGAGCTGGATCGGGGGACACTGGCGATGCTCTGCCAGGCGTACAGCGATTACGTGGCCGCCTGCAGAAACGTCGAACAGTTTGGCGAAGTGATGGCCGGGGCGAACGGTGCTTACATCAGCCCCTATGTGCACTTGAAGAGCATGGCTTTCAAGCAGTACCGGGCCCTGTTGGCTGAGTTCGGGTTGAGTCCCCTGGCTCGCGTCCGGATTGTGACCGGGCCCCCCGAGGAAACCGATCCGCTGAAAGCGTTTGACGCCGAGTTCCGGGACGCGGGCTGATGGCGCGCGACACGGTCGGGCAATCGGGTAAAAGTCGCGCCAAGCGCCAGCCACGGCGGGAGCGTACCGCCGCTGACACTAAAAAATGGTTTCGCGATAAGAGCGATCTGCGCGCGGCCAAGCGCGGTTGCTATTTCAGCGAAGTGCACGGCCGGCGGGCGGTCGCCTTCATCGAACGATTCTGCAAACACTCCCTGGGAGAATCGGCCGGAAAACCCTTTCAGCTGCTGGCGTGGCAGTTTGACTTCGTGATGCGCCTCTTCGGCTGGCGGCGCAAGGATGGCCGGCGGCGCTTCACCCGCGCTTTCTTGTACGTTCCCAAGAAGAACGGCAAGAGCACGCTCTTGGCCGCGATCGGGCTGTATTTGCTAGTGGGGGATGGCGAGCCCGGCGCCCGCGTCTACAGTGCCGCGACGGATCGGCAACAAGCGTCGATCATCCATAGCGAAGCGGTCCGAATGGTCGAGAGCAGCCCCGTGCTGTCCGATCATTTGCGGATCAACCATAGCACCAAGGTGATCGCGGACCCGCGGACCAACAGTGCTTACGAGCCATTGGCCAAGGGGTTTCGCTCCAAGGAAGGGCTCAACGCCCATGCGATTCTGATCGACGAGCTGCACGCTTGGAACGACGTGCGCTATTGGAACTCGCTGCGGTACGCCTTCCGTGGCCGTCGGCAGCCTTTGCAAATCGTGATCACCACGGCCGACGATGACGATCTGTCGCTCTGCAAGCAGCAGTGCGACTACGCCAAGCAAGTCATCAGCGGCGAGGTGGATGACGATCGTTTGCTGGCCCTGATCTTCGAGGCGCACCCAGAGGAGGATTGGACCGACCCCGACGTGTGGCGGAAGGCGAATCCCAGTTTCGGCGTCACGATCGACCCCGAGGAATTCGCCCACGACGTCGAAGAGGTCAAGCAGCTGGGGCCGGCGGACGTGGCCATGTTCAAGCGCTACAGCCTGAACATCCGCAGTTCCGGCACCAACCCGGCCATCCGTAAGGAGGATTGGGACGCCTGCGCGCAAGCCTACACGCTGGAGGAACTCGAGGGTTGCCCTTGCTTTGGCGGGCTCGATCTATCCAAGACGCAGGATACAACCGCCTTCGTATTGGTGTTTCCCTGGGGCGAGGATAGGTTTCGCTCGTGGTGCTGGTTTTGGTTGCCCGAGGCGCGGATTCATGCGAAGGACGCCCCGCCCCAATATCTCAACTGGGCCAAGGCGGGCCTGTTGGAAGTCTGCCCCGGTCGCACGATCGATTATCAGTTCGTGCGGCGCCGGGTGGTCGAGCTCGCCAGCCAGTTCGAGTTGCGCAAGTTCGCCTACGATCCCTTCAACGCCGAGCAAGTGATTCAGCAGCTGGAAGAGGAAGACGGCCTGGAGCGTTGGGAGTTCAAACAGAGCTACGCCAATTACAACGACCCCTGCCAGCAATTCAGCCGGTTGGTGATCGACGGAACGTGGGGGCATCCCAACCATCCGGTGATGAACTGGCAGGCGGGCAACGTACAGTTTCGGACTTCGAGCGAAGGATACATCCGCCCCGTCAAACCGCCCCACGAAAACCCCCGCAAGATCGACGGCGTGGTCGCCGCGATCATGGCCCTGGCCCTGGCGATGCAACCCGACACCACCCCGTCCATCTCGGCCTTATGAAAGATTTGCTGGAGTTGGTGGCGTTTGTCTGCCTGATCGCGGGAGTCGCCTGGCTCAGTCTGCCGGCGGCCTTGATTGTCGGCGGGGCCACGCTGCTATTGGTGTCGCTGACCGGTCGCGTGATCGAAGTGCTGCGCGGGGGGCCGCAAGAATGATCGGACGGTTATTGCAGCGGCGGAGCGTGGAAAACCCCAACGTCAGTTGGGATGAGTGGGTCGGCGCGGCCAACAACGTGCTGGGATTCTCTGAGAGCAAAACGGGCGTCAAGGTCGGCCCGAGAAACGCGCTCTCCGTGCCGGGTTACTGGCGCGGATTGAATCTGCTCTGCAACACGGTGGCCAAAGTGCCGCTGTGCGTTTATCAATCGATCGACCTGGAGAAAGCCAAGGATCATCCCGCCTACGGGTTGCTTCGACGCCGCGCGAATGACGAAGAGAACTCTTTTTATTTCAAGCAGCGGCTGACAGGGCACGCCGTGTCGCGCGGCAATGGTTACTCCTACATCGATCGCCACGAAATGACGTTCAAGCTGAAGCAACTGATCCCGATGGATCCCGACACGGTGACGCCGGTGCGCGTGGACGGTCAGTTGTGGTACGTGGTGGAAGTGCCAGGCTACGGCCGGCGGAAGCTGTACCCGCACGAAGTGCTGCATATTCGCGGGTTGGGGTTTGACGGCCTGGTTGGTTACGACGTGCTGTCCTACGTGGCACGTGAGACGCTGGGCTTGGCGATCGCGGCCCGCGACTATCAGTCGATCTATTTCAAGAACGGGGCGGAGCCGTCGGTTGTGCTGGAGTCGCCCGGCAATGTCAATCCGACCACGCGCAAAGAGATCGCCGCGACCTGGGAGAGTATACACCAAGGTTTGGACCGAGCGCATAAGGTGGCCGTGCTGTCCAACGGACTGACCGTTAAACCATTCTCGAAGACGGCCCGCGAGTCGCAATTGTTGGAGTCGAAGCGCTTCACCAACCGCGAGATCGCCAACGTGCTGGGGATTCCGCCGCACAAGCTGGGGGAAGACAACGCCACCAGCTACGGCAGCCTGGAGCAAGAGAATCAATCGCTGGTCGATGAGGGCTACGATCCTTGGTTCTGTGCTTGGGAGCATGAATGCAACGCCAAGCTGTTGTCGGAGGAAGAGCAAGAGAACGAGACCCACTACATTGAGTTTGTGCGGCAGGCGCTGGTGCGGGCCAACCTGTCGGAGCGCTATGCCGCCTACAACTCGGCACTCGGCGGCCTGCCGTTCATGGTGCGCAACGAAGTCCGAGCGCGAGAGAATTTGCCGCCCGTGCCTGGTGGCGATGATTTCCTGGATCCGCTCAACATGGCCGCTGGTGGCGGCGCACCGCAAAACAATCCGGCACCCGGGAAGGAACCGCCGCCGGTTGATGATGACGCGGAAGACCCGGACGATGACGACGACGACGGCAGCAAGCACGATCGAGCGGCCGAGTATCACCGGCAGATCGTCGCCGACGCGGTGTCGCGGATGGTGCGCAGGCTGACGACGCAGGCCACGCGAGCGGCCAAAGAACCGCGCAGCTTTCTAGAGTGTGTGCAGCGCTTGAGCGTTGATAACCACGCCACGATCGTGGCCGCCCTGCATCCGCACGCCAAGTATCGCGGGGCGGACGTCGAAGGCTGGCAACGATCGCTCACCGATTCGGTGTGGGAGGCTATGGTTGCCGTGTACGACACGGCCACCCGCGAACAATTCGCCGAGGCGATCGAGCGGAAGGCAACCGAGTTGGAACGTACTTTGCCGGCACAATTGATCGACCGCTGGAATCAGCAGAAAGGTGGTGGAGCATGAACGTCGAACGTCGCTTTGTGCCGCGTGAGTTGCGCGAGGTGCGAGTAGAATCCCGCGAAGAGGGCAAAGCGCCGCTCATCAGCGGCTATGGGGCCGTGTTCTACGATGGGACGCCCAACACCGAATACGTGCTGTGGGATGGGATGGTCGAGCGAATCATGCGTGGTGCCTTCGACGGGGCGTTGTCCCGACCCGATGACGTGCGTGGCCTGTTCAACCACGATCCCAACCAGTTATTGGGTCGATCGACCGCAGGCACGATGCGGCTAGCGATCGATGACGTGGGGCTGCGGTTCGAGATCGACACGGACGATACGCAAGTCGGCACCGACACCGTCAAGAAAATCCGCCGCGGCGACCTGTCGGGCTGCTCGTTCTCGTTTCTGACCACCGACGAAGAATGGCGGATGGAAAAGCTGGACGGCAAGGAAACCTGGATCCGCGAGGTGCGCGGCGTGGAGCTCTTCGACGTCGGGCCGGTGACGTTTCCAGCCTACACCGCCACCAGCGTGGGAGTCCGCTCGCAAAAAATTCTACGGGCCTTGGCCCGCGGCGACGAAGACGAAGCGAGGCAGGCACTTGCGCGACATGAGGCGGGTGTGCAAATGCGGCACGCCCAGCGGTCCCGATCGCTGGAGTTGCTTGACAAGGAAAGTTAAGCCGGGTAATCATTCACGCATCAGTGCGAGGCGCCTAGTCGCCGAGCCATAGCGACGTTCTCCCGCTGCCCAGTCGGCCGGAAGCTCGCGGTCAGATCACGCACAACAACACAACGTGCGCGGTCGGCCGGATGCTTACGGGCCGATTTTTTTATTGGGCCGATCGACAAGCCTCCTGCCAGCCGTGCGGGAGGGGAACCGTGTCCGTCGCACTCAAAAAGCTCTATGAAGAGCGGGCCACGCTGGTCAAGCAGTCGCGCGACCTAAACGACAAGACGATCGCTGAGAAGCGCGATTTCAACGCGGAAGAGCAAGCTCAGTGGGAGACCATCAACAAAGATATCTCCTCGATCACCAGCCGCATTGAGCGGACCAAGCAGCTCGACGAGTGGGAGGGGGACAAGCGCGACGAGCAGGAACAGCGGGAACGCAACACGCTGCCCGGCCGCGAGGATCAGCGCGGCAATCCCGGCCCAGGCGGTGACCGTCCGGACGTCCGCGAAGAGGACCGCGATCTGGCACTGCGGGCCTTTTGCCGCTCCAGCGTTGGCAAAGAGGTTCCCGACGAAGAGCGGGACGCTTGCAAGCGCCTCAAGTTCAATCCATTTGTCAATGAGCTCACGTTCCGAGTGGGCCAAAAGGCTCGCCGCTTCCGCGGCAATGCGCTGACGCCCGACGACAAGCCGCGCGGGGAAGATCGCGCGTTGTCGATCCATACCGGAACGTCAGCTGCATTTGCGATCAAGTCCAGTTTTGTGGCCAGCTTCGAGGAGGCCTTGGCTCAATACGGCGGCATCCGCAACGTGGCCAATATTTGGCGCACGTCGACGGGCGAAGAGACCACCTGGCCCACCGTGAATGACACCGGCAACAAAGGCCGGCGGTTGGGTGAAAACAAACAGGTGGGTGAGATCAAGCCGGGTTTGGGGACAGTGACGTTCCGCGCGTACGACTACACGTCCGACGCGGTGCTGTTGCCTTACGCCATGATCGAGGACGCCGCCTTCGACATCCAGGGTTATCTGGGCGCCGCTTTGGCCGAGCGGATCGCCCGCATCCTGGCCGAAGAGTGCACGATTGCCAACGGCAACGCCTCACCGACCGGATTGGCTGTTGCCGCTTCGCAAGGAAAAGTTGCGGCTGCCGTGGCCGCGATCACGTTCGACGAAGTGCTGGAGCTGATCCATTCGGTCGATCCGGCCTATCGTCTGGGTGGCGGGTTCATGTTCAACGACACAACCTTGCTGCTGCTCAAGAAGCTCAAGGATGGTCAGAACAATTACCTGTGGCAGCCGTCGGCCCAGGAAGGTCAACCGGACCGGTTGCATGGGTACGCGTACCAGATCGCCATGGAGATGGCCAGCCCAGCAGCCAGTGCCCGATCGATGCTCTTCGGGCAGTTGCGGAAGTATTGGATCCGCGACGTCAACAGCGTCAGGGTGTTGGTCTTAAAGGAGCGCTATGCCGACTACAACCAGATCGGCATCGTGGCTTTCAGCCGACACGATGGAAACCTGATGGACGCCGGGACCAAACCGGTGAAGTACCTGATCCAAGCCGCCGCGTAACGAAAGGCCGCGCGATCGCGCGGAACGTCAACCGTCATGCCAACCGCCCGCGTCAAGTTGACCACGCATCGAGCCGGCCCCGGGTTTCAGAACTTCGAAGGGGACGTGATCGAGGTCAGCGAGCGCGAGGCGCGGACTCTGGTGGAGACCAACCAAGCCGAGTGGGTCCGGCCCGAGACGGCCGCCACTGGGCCACCTGAAAACGCCATGCGGCCGAAAGCCGCTTCTCGACCCAAGAGGTAGCCATGAACCAACTCTGCGAAGAAGCAAAAACCGTTCGCGTCATGAATTCGGTGGCGGCCGGAACGAGCGCCCAAAACTCCAGCGTCCTCGACACGGCGGGGTTTGATGGCGTGAGGTTCACCGCCCTATTCGGAGCGCTGACCGCCACGCAGGTCACCAGTATGAAGCTGCAAAGTGGTGCCGCGTCCGACGGCAGCGATATGGCCGATATCACCGGCGCCGCGACGGCGGCATTGGCAGACGCAGACGGCACCAAGTGCTTGCAGATTGACCTGGCCTTATCTGGTGCCAAGCGCTACGTCCGTGCGGTTGTTTCCCGGGGAACGGCCAACGCCGTGATCGATGGAGTGGTTGCCGATCTGTACAAGGGGAAGAAATGCCCCGTGGATCAACACACCTCGGTCAAGGAACTGGTCAAGGTGGTCGGCGGCTGATAGGGCGTCGATCGAGCCGAAACGCTGAAGGCGTAAGCGATGGAGGAAGCGCGTCAGATCATCACGCCACCGACCGTTGAGCCGGTGACGTTTGAAGACTTCGCCGCGCATCACCACCTATACGACGAAAGCGAGTCGGCCGAAGTCGAGCTGAAGATTGCCGCCGCCCGGCAGACGATCGAGAAGCTGACCAGCCTGCAATTCATCACGGCAACGTGGCGGATCTGGCTGGATCAATTCCCGACCGGCTGCCGCCGAGTTGATCGAGAGATCAAGTTGTGGCCGGGCCCGGTGCAAGAGATCGAATCGATCGAGTGGGTGGACCAGGCCGGCGAAACCCAAACGATGGATGCAGAAGATTATCAGTTGGCCAAGGGAGGCCAGCGATCGGCCCGGTTGGTGGCCGCCTACGGCACGAGCTGGCCGGCGGCGCGGCGTCAGCCCGAGACGGTAGCGATCACGCTGCTGTCGGGTTTCGGTCCGACGGCGGCCGACGTGCCCGATTGGGCCAAGCAAGCGATCCGCTTCCTGGCGAGTCACTGGTACGAGCAGCGGGAGAGTGTCAACGTCGGCAACATCGTGACGGAGATCCCGCAGACGCTAACGCTGATGCTTCAATCGCACGGAGTGGAAATGTTTTTGTAGGTGGAATGTGCGTGCAGGTCGTTTGAAGCATTGGGTCGAGCTGGAAGAGCCCAGCCGATCGCAGGACAGCTTCGGTCAACAGACCGAAGTATTTCTGCGGCGCGGCCGCGTGCGGGTCGGCATCGAACCGTTGAACGGCCGGGAGCTGCTGCAAGCGAGTGCCGCGGCCACGGCGGTCGGGACCGTGCGGATTGTGCTGCGGCCGTTTCGCGGCTTGGACCCAAGCTGGCGGATCCGCTGGATCGATCGACAAGGACGCACGCGGCTGTTTTCGATCAACAGTCTGATCGACCCGCTGGAGAAGGGCTGCGAGCTGGAGTTGCTTTGCACGGAAACCACGATCCAACGGGTGGCCCATGTCGGTTAGCGGTTCGATCAATAGTGCCGACCTCAGCCACGTGCTGAAAAAACTGCGCGAGTTTCCCGGCAAGGTAGAACGCCGCGCGTTATCCAAGGCAGGCCGTGCCGCGACGAAGGAGATCGCCAACCGCGCGAAGGAACTGGCTCCAGTCCAACAAAAGCCCAAGCGCGGCAAACAACTCCGCTCGCCCCGTGGCCGTTTGAAAAAGTCGATCAAGGTCCGGGCGATGAAACGCAAGCGGGGCCGGGTCGGCTTTCGCGTCACGACGGGAGCGGGTGAGTTCAAGGGAGACACGTTCTACGGCGGGATGGTGGAGTACGGCACGACCAAGCAACCACCGCAACCGTTCATGCGGCCGGCGTGGGATCAGCAGAAGGGGACAGCGCTGCAGACCTACGTAAGCGAAGTCAAACGCGAGATCGATTTGGCGGGAAGCAATGCTGGTTGAAGAAGCACTACGGGCCCAGTTGGCGACCAAGGCCGGCGTCACGTCGCTGATCGCTACGCGGATTTATCCCGGCGCGATTCCGCCCAAGCCCGCGCTGCCGGCAATTCGCTACACCAAGGTGAGCGGCCCGCGCGAGCAAGCACTAGATGGGCCAGCCGGGCTGGCGTATCCCCGTTTGCAACTCGATTGCCTGGCCCGTACCAAAGCCGCGGCCGCGCGGCTGGCCGAAGCGGTCCGCAACGCGCTGGATGGGGAAATGCAAACGTGGTGGGGCGGTGAAGAGACCGGCGTTTGGATTGAGTATGTCGAGCTCGAGGATGAGGGAGAAGTTTACGACGACGCCACCGACACCGACGAGGCCCAATTGTTTGGGCATCGGCTCGATTTGATCATTGCCCACCGCGAAGCCGCACCCACCCACACCTGAACCTTTATTGAGGGGGACCGACCATGCCGCACGTATCGCGTACCAGCCAAGGGACCAAGTTCAAAGTGGGCTCGACCGCCGCCGTCAAGGTGGTGAACATCGACGGGCCCGGTTACACCGCGGCGGGAATCGACGTCACCGCCCTCGACTCTGCGGAGATCGAATCGTTGCCGGATATTCCGGATGCCGGCGAGATCACCATGGATCTGGTCTATGACCCCAAAGAAGCGACTCACTCGTCGATCCTGACGGCGATGAAAGCCAAGACAGTGGCGGCCATGTCGGTCGAGTATCCCGACGGTTCCAGCCACGGCGGCAACGGTTTCTATACCAGCTTCAAGCCCAAAGCCTCGCGCGGCGACAAGCTGGCTTGTGAAGTCAAAGTACGCGCTGCGGGCGCGTGGGCGTTCACGCCCGCCGCGTAGTTCCTTTTGTCCATTACCCCTAATTTTCGAGAGTTGTCCTATGTTGACCCGCGACCAGTTGTTGAGTCGAGCCGCCATTGACGTGGCTGTATTGGAGCGCCAGGAAGTTGAGTTGCCCAGCGGCGGCACCGTGCTGATTCGAGTGATGACGGCCGGCGAGCTCGATCGCTGGGAACAGGAGGTGCACGCCACGCGCAAGGAGTTCGACGGCAAAGTCCCCAACTGGCGATCGATCCTCGCGGTGCGCTGCATTTGTGACGACAGCGGCAAACGTCTGTTCGAGGATGGCGAAGCGGAGCTGTTGTCGACGCTGCCGGCACCCGACGTCGATGCGATTTATGACGAGTGTCTGACCCTCAATCGGATCCAGCAAAAGAAAGAGGACACGCAAAAAAACTGATCGAGTCCGGCCGGCTGTTTCAATACTTGCTGGCCGGGCATTTGGGGCGCACGCGGCGCGAGCTGCTGGCGACGATGGACGCGGTTGAATTTCAAGAGTGGGCGGCCGTGTACGGGCTGACGCGTTTCGGCGACGTGGAGGCGGACCGCCGGGCCGGCACGATCGTAAGTTGGTTGGTCAACTTCCGGCCGTTCGGAGACGGCCGGCGCGACTTCACCCCTGAAGATTTTTTCCCGCGGCTGGGCCGGGATGACAGGTACCAGCCCGAACAGAACGAATTGGAGATGCGCCGCAACATGGAAATGTTTGTGACTGCGAGCCAGCTCGAATTCGGCCCAGTTGCCCAACAAACTCAAGGGCCCGCAGAAACGCCAGGCGAATTGTAAAAAATGGCACTGATCGGCAAACTCGATATCGACCTGGTGGCCCGGACCGAGAAACTGATCTCGGGCTGTGGCAAAGGGGAATCGGTACTGAAAGGGTTTGCGGGCAACGCCGCGTCGATCCTCACCAACCTGGCGGCCGGCGTCTCAATTGGTGCCGGGCTGCACAAGTTTGTGGACCTGATTGGCCAGATCGATGAGACGGCCGATCTAGCCAGCAGTTTGGGCACCACGGTCAACGAACTCAACGCGCTCGAACAGGCGGGCAACATGGCGGGCAGCTCGCTGGAATCGATCACCGGAGCGATCGGGAAGCTGCCCCGCATCCTGGCCACCGCCGCGGCCGATGGGGGCAAGGCGGCCGACGCGATCGCCCGGCTGGGGCTGGACGTCGACGATCTGATTGCAACCGACGCGACCAGTGCCTTCGAAGCCATCGGCGACCAGATCAGCGGCATCGAAGATCCGGTGCAGCGGGCGCAAGCGGCGTATGCCATCTTCGGCAAGAGTGCCCAGGGTGTGATCAATATCCTCAGCAACTCGGGCGAGATCGAGAAGGCCCGCCAGCACATGGCGGACCTGGCGTTGACGCTGGGAGAGGACCAGGTCGCCGCCGCGCAAGAAGCGGCCGACGCATACGACACGCTCACCAAAGCGGGCTCAATGGTGGGGCAGGGGCTCGCGGCCGATTTTGCGCCCGCGTTGACCGTCATGTCCGAATTCGCGTTGATGGTAGTTCAAGGGTTCCGTGGCCTGATGGACATCGGCAAGGCTATGACCGCGATGACCGTGGGCATTGCCGGATCGGGAGTCGCCAGCCTGTTCGGCATCGACCCGGAGGCGTGGCAGGATAGCTTTTCGGCGGCGTTCGATGACGCGGTGGACGATGCTAACCAGAAGCTGACCTCGGCCGGCAACGTGGCGCCTTGGGCTGAGGGCCTGCCGGCGGCACCAGAAAAGAGCCCGACCGATCTGGCCGCTGGGGAAGCGGCGATGGCAGAAGCCGAGGCGGTGGAAAAAGCCCATGATGCCGCGGAGAAGCTCGAAAAGTCCCTCACCGAGCAGGCCAACCAACTGACCTTCTCCAAGTCGGAATTGGCCCTGATGACGCTCGACATGGAGCGGATCGGCGAGGCGGAATATGACCGCCTGGCAGCCATGCAAGCCGAGGTTGTGGCCGCCCAGGAACTCAAAGAGCTGGAAGAGGACTACGAATCGATCAACAAGCAGCTCGACCAAAGGTTGGCGGTGCTGGAGGGGATCAGTCAGCAAGAGCAGGAGATTGCCAAACTGGCCGAAGCGGGCCTGGCCGGCACCGATGACCTGCAGCGCAAGCACGATCTGATCGAGGCGATCGAAAAACAACGCGACCTCGAAAAAGAGTTGACCAACGAAGAAAAGCGGCGGCAAGAGGATATCGACAAGGCGATGGCCAAAGAGGCCGTGTTGCCCTCCGCGATCGATCAAGGCAGCGTGGCGGACTACAAAGCGACCCTCAGCCAGGAACTGGGCCGCGATGCCGAGCAGTATCAGAAAGACTCGCTGGCCGAGCTGCGACAACAGGTCGAGCTGCAAAAACAACTGGTGGAGCTGCTGCGCAACAACGGCTCGCCCAGCCTGATTGAATCCACGCAACTGGCCCTGGCGGAGATCCCTTGATGGGCATTGTGAGCGTGAGGATCGCGAACAAGTCCCCGCGCACCCGCTGGGTGGCTCAGGGTGGCGACCGGACCTACCGCGAGTCGTTCATCGTGGTCGTCGACGCGGACCACGACCCGCGCAATCAAGTCCCGATCATGGGCGCGCAGGATCCCAGCACAGGCCTGACCGTTCCGCCGCTGTGGTACCCGCACTTGTTCGACCCTTGGGCCGTCTGCCACGAAAAGGATTGCGAGCACATTGGCGCGCGAGTGTTCCGCGTCAACTGTGGCTACAACAACAAGATCAAGCCGGAAGAGCCGGGGGGGGACAACGACCCCAACCCACTGGCCCGGCCGGCCAAGTGGACCGTCGACGTCGAAGGCCAGGAAATTCCCCTCGAGGTCGACGCCCGCGATGCGACGAAGAAGGTGGTCAATAAGGCGGGGGACAAGTTCGTCGATCCAATCATGGACGTCGAACATATCACCGCGCTGGTGATCACTAAGAACACCGCCAGCTTTAGCCAGGGCGACATCCAAGCCTACGCCAACAAGTGCAACAGCGATGCCGTGGGAGGCTGGGCAGTCAACACGCTCTTAATCAAGAAGTTGTCGGGCGAGCAGCTCTATGAAAACGGCGTGTCTTATTGGGCGAGACGTTATGAGGTCCTGGCAAACCCCAAGGGGTGGACGCGCAAGATCCGCAACCAGGGAACGCGCGAGCTGATCGACGGCCAGTTGGTGCGGATCATCGGCAAAGATCAGTACCCCATCACCATACCGGTGGACCTCGATAACGACGGCAAGCGGCTGGCCGAGGGTGAGGACCCGATTTATCTGGAGTTCGAAGGCAAGCAGGCGACGTCTTTCTATGCGTTGGGCCTGTGGCCATAAGGAGCAAATGCGATGGCAGAGACAACACGGCTGGAATCGGACCTGTACGTCAATGGCAACGTGAGCATGGCCAGTGTCAGCCTGCCGGCGGCCGCGGTGCGCAACGCAAACATCGAAGGCAACGCCGGGATCGAGGCCAGCAAGGTGGTGCACCGGTTCCCGACTCACTACCGCCAGGACGAAGGGGCCGACGTCGCCAGCAAAACCGCTCCCGTGCATATCGCGGCGGCCGCGGCCACCGTGGCGGCGGTCAAGGTGCTCTGTGTCACCGCGCCGACCGGTGGCGACAAGCAATACACGGTCGACGTGAAGAAAGGGAACCAGGCCGGCGCCTACGCCACGATCCTGACCGGCGTGGTGACGATCAACAGCAGCAAGGCCAACCGCGAGGTCACCAGCGGTACGCTTTCGGGGACGCCCACGCTGGCGGCCGGCGACAGCTTGCAGGTGGTCGTCACCGCTAGCGGTTCAACCGGCAGCCAAGGCCAGGGCCTGCTGGTGGAAGTCATCCTGCACGAGAATCCGCAGTAAGTTTGAACGCCGTAGGCTAGGGTCTGATGGGCAAACAGTACGCTTTCACACCGCAGAGTGCCCGGCGGATCAGCAAAATGGTCCGCCGCCTGGAGTCGCTGCCGGTCCTTACTGGGCGGGCCGGCGGTGCGCAAGGGTACGAGCTGCCGGCGTTCGATTCGTTCCGCAACGATGCGGGAGTCACGATCCCGCCCTACGGCGTGATCTATAGCGACGGTTGGACCACGATCGAGGATACGTTTGAGTGCTTCAAGGCTAAGCGGTTGGGGACGTCGCGGATGCCGCTCTTGTTCGCGGTCAACGGCCCGGAGGAAGTGGAGAGCGGCAAGCTGGGGGGCGTGCCCCTGTCCGATTGGTGCTGGTGCCTGTTCAACGAGGCGGAGACCCCGGCCGAAGGCCAAATGTGGGGGCCCAAGAATGGCGAGTTCAAGCTGTTCAAAGGGTACTACGGCTTCCTCGTGACGGACCGGATCCGGGAGCGCGAGGACGGCAATCTCGTGTACTGCAAGCGCGTGCCGGTCCGCGAGCTGATCGTGAAGACCGATGCGGCGCACAACGCCGACGCGTCGGGGACTTGTTCGATCTACGGTGGCCCGACGAAGGGTAGTGAAACCGACATGGGGATCAACCTCACCGCCTGGAATCGCTACGCCGACCTGGAATCTGGCAAGTGGGCCCAAGCCCAACTGGAAGGCAAAGACTGGGACCTGGTGGCAGGACGGTGCCAAGCATGATGCAGCACTGGTCCCAGCGCCCGAGCGGCCTGATCACCCCGAAGGAGTTCTTTTGGAAAGAGTGCGGCGGGCTGTGCAGCGGCTCGTGTCACATGACGGCCGAGGCCGACTTGTCTTTTGGGAACCAGAGGTCTCACGATTGGCGGGATTACCCGAACAATACGGACATGGCAGGGACTCTCGCGCATCCGGAACTGCTCAAGTTCGACGAGGTTAATGGCGACTGGTCGAACCTTTCGACCGAGCTGCGGGTCACAGGAACCAACGCGCAGCTCATTGCCCAAACCCCATCCAGGTCGTACCAGATGCGCGTTGGCGGCCAGTTTTTCGGAAACCATGGGGATCAATTTCGCATCATCGCCTGCTGGGAGGACGCGAATAACTATCTATACGCAGAGGCGACTATCTCCTCTAGTGCCGCTGGATCGGGTAGCGTGGGTCTCTACAGAATGCAAGGCGGAGTCGCGACGCAACTCGGACTTGAAACCTTCCCTGGCAATTGGCTGTGGTTTAATGCATTTGTGGGCCTCAGCCTATGCGTTCAAGGAACGATCGCGCGAGTATACCTTAGCATGATCATGCCCATGATCGGCGCATCGGTCATGGAGCCAACGGTCGTGCCGATCATTGTCCCGCTGGGGTACACGCCGACTGGAAAACGATGGGGGTTTGGGACTGGCGCTACCGCGACTGACGTTAGGGGCCGTCGCGTTTTTCTTGCAGACATGCAGGACGCTCCCGATCCTGGCGTAGAGGGCACCACTCCAGAAGGCAATTGCATCGATTGCTTCGCCTGTCAACTGTGCGTCGATCGGCTCAACGTCCCGCATGCGTACCTAGTCGAGATCGGCGGCGCGCTGTCTGGGGTCTCGCACTGCGGAGCCACCAATTGCGGAGCGCTGGTCGGGCAGTACACCTGTCTCAGGGCGAGCGGCTATGACGATGTCTTGGATGACTGGCCGTTTCCGACGTATGGCATTTCGGGTGGTTATTGGTTCGGTTTGGCAGAGAACAACCAGATTTGCCAATGGACGTACCGCTTTCCAGGGGGCGGTATTCCCTTGGGTGGCTCGTGCGGAACGGCCAAGTCGATCAGCGTGTTTCACGGCTGGATCAAGATGACCACCAACCACTTTCCCTACGGGACTGCTGTTGGGATTGGATTGGAGCTCTCAGGAAAAATGCAGACGTTTTCGGTCGCGCATATCGATCACCGCGCGGCGGTTTTCGCCAACATTCTGCAATCCATCCAGGATCCGGTTGAGCCGGATATCGATTGCGATCAACCCCAGACCTTGGCCCAACTCGTCGCATCGCACACTGGTGGATCGCCCGGTTATGTTCCTGCGCAGGCATGCAAGCCTGGACTCACCTGCTCGATTACTCCGCTATGGTTCTAGAACTTCCCACCTTGCCGGAGTGCGCGTGGCGGGAGACGGTTCCCAAGGGACTGTACTGTCGCCACTGGCGTAACCGCTCCGTGGACAATCTAGTCCATCCGCAAGTTTGCCTGCTATGCAAGGTCAAAGACTTGCCGAACGAGCACCCGCATCCGATGCCAGGCGAGCCGGTCAAAGAGCTGCCTCCGCTGATCCTGCGCATCGGCAACTTCACCAAGGCGTTTGTGCAGCACGTCTCAACCGGCGCGAAGTACGTGGACCAAGCGGAGGTGACACGGAGACACTCGATCTGCGAAAGCTGTACTGGACCCGAAGGTTTTTTCAACGGCACGCATTGCACTCACAAAGATTGCGGCTGCCCAATCACTTCCACCGGCGGATTCCTGGACAAGCTCGCTTGGGCCAGCAGCAGTTGCCCGATCGGGAAGTGGTAAAGATGATCGCCGCCGAACGTCTTCAACAAATCGAGCAGCTCGCCCGGCGCTATGGATCCGCGAATTGCTTCACGGGGGACACCGGCACGTTGGCTGCCGCGATTCTTGAGCTTCTTACGGAGCGGCATTTGCTCGATCGCCGCCTGGCCCGGTACCGCCGCCGCATCCGAGACGCCCGCCCCGGTTGGTGCGACACGTCGAAGGTCTTTGACTAGCGCCCGCCAGGTTACAACAGCCTTTGTATTCGTGCCTCGGCCGTAGTGCGGTTCAATCTGAGCGTATGAGTACGCTTGGTAAAAACCCTCGACACGTCGCTTTCACGACCAAACCCTTCGAGGGCAAATTCTCCAACGTCCACCAGGCCGCCAAGCTGCGCTACGTCGACGAGGGACGCCGCGACCTCTGGCCGGCGGCCGACGTCGCCAAGCAGCTCGACGGCGCACCCGAGGGGTGCCGCTGCATTCACCTGCCGATCCCCTTGGCGCGCGACAATGCCGGCCGACCGTGGTGGCTCGACACGGACGACGTGGGGCGACCGGTTCCCACCGCCGAGAGCTATCGCACGTTGCACGCCGAGACCGTCGGCAAGTGGTTTGAAGAGTTCCACCGGATCGGCGGCCAGGTCGATTGGCTGTTGCTCGACTTCGAGTATTCCTTGGACTGGCATAGTGTGCTGACCTCGCGCGTGACGACCGACGATCGAATGGCCTTGGCCACCTGGCTCAACTCGGGGGCGGACGGTGCCCAACAAATTCGCCGTCGGCTGGGGCTTTCGCTGATCGAGGATTTTTCCCAGTGGGGCCCGCGGCGGGATTACCGCGAGCTGCTTTGGAATCACACGCTGCACGCCTACGTGGCCGACGTCCTGCACGACGTGTTCTATGAGCCGGTGGCGAAGTATTTTCCCGAGGTCCAGTTGTCCAACTTCGAGCATTGCCACTACAGCAACCACGTCAGAGCGGGCAATCATCGCCGGTATACCACCTGTTGGACCGCCCGCCACGGTTGCCACGTCGGAACGCACAGCGGGTTGCCATTCTATGGTCGTTACAACCGGACCACGACACCCGACGAACCGGCCGCGCCGCCGCAGGATCCCAAGCTGGCCACGCACTGGGCGGCGCTAACGCAGGGTTTGACCTGGGCCAAGAGTTTGGCCGTCGGGCGGGCGATCACGGGCGTGCCGTGGATGGCTTGGCTATCGGGTTATTACCAGCACGCCGAAGAGGGCGAGAGTCCGTTTCTATTGGCCGAGCGGCCCGAGTGGTTCGAGCAGATTCGGCACCTGGCGGCCTGCGGCTGCCGCACGTTCGCGCTGTGGCACCGCAAGCCCACGAAGCCGGGGGTCGCGGAACTGTCGCGTGTGTTGTCGGAGTGTGACGACAACCTGCCGGTGGCGACCACGGCCGGCGACCACCTCGAGGGAATCTTCAATCCCCCGCCGGCGGGCATGCTGGCGAGCGGCTGCCAGCGCTTCGGCCGCTGGACCCTCGACCGACCCGGCCAGGACCTCGACGGCAGGTGGATTTAATGCCGCGATGAGAAACAGAAAAGCCGCCCCGGGTTTCCCCGGAGCGGCCTGAGTACCTTCCTGGTCCTACGTTCTACGCCGAGTTATCGGCATCGAACGAGGAAACAGAAGGGTCGCCCGTCTTTCCGATAGACTTTCTTGCCCGATCGCCAGTGGCGAAAGAACATCCGAAAGACCCACCGGAAACCCGCAGGCGCGGGTCTGCGTTGCAAAGCAGCCATAACGGCAGCTCCCAACGGAGCTTGAAAATAGCCGACCACCCGCGCATAATTGCGACCCTTACGAGGTCACGCCTGCATGGCGTGGTCTGCCCCCGGCGCGAGCTCCTTGCACGCGCCGAGCAGAATGGCCGTCCAGCGACAAACTGGTCGGCCGTTTCTGTTTACAGGATGTCAAACAGCGACGACGCGAATCTCATAATCGCGTGGCATCGATTCAGGCGTCACGACTCGTGACGCGGTGCCAGAGGTGGCAAGAGTCGTTGGAACACTGCCATCCGTGACCCAAATAATCTATCAATCCGGCACATCTTGTGCAAGCAATTCCATGCCAGCGCAAGAACCGGGGCCCTGGCAATGTCACCACAACCAGGGCCCCGCAGTGTTCCAACGCGGTTGATTGTACAAACGCGATCGTAGTCCGCAACCAGATTTTGGCCAGCGTTGGCGCCGCGCAGGCAGTTAGCCGGCGCGACCTAACCAAACGATCCGTTGTCGAGTCAGACGGGCTGCTTGAGCCGGAATGAGGAGCGGCACGACTCACAATGAAAGCGGCCGTCTGGCCCAGGCGTTTCGACGTCGACCAAGCTCTGGCATTTGGGGCAGCGGGCTACGCGCCGCGCCTTCACTGGGGGCGCTGGTGGTTTGCGCGGCGCGGGCCGCGCTGGGCCCGGCAGCTCGATCCGGCTGGCGGCGACCTGTTCGTCGAACAGCGCGCCCGGCAAACTATCGGGAAGCTTGGGAGCGACCGGTGCTGGCACCTCAGTCAGCGGCGGAGGCGGTTCGAGGTAGCCGGCGATCCGCTGGAGTACGGCCATTTGGTCGCGGTGGGCCAGCATTCGCTCGAAGTGCATATCCGCCAGGCGCTGAGCCACGTGCAAGATCGCCAGGCCTAGGGCTCCCGCCACGAATACGCCTGAAGCGACGAAGGGTGAAGCGATCAGCAGCGCACCCGCGATTGCCAGCAGCCAGAAGACCGCGACACCGCAGCCAAAGCTCACGTACGGCTTGGGCTCGGCCGGCAATGTGTAGTGCGTTGGCGGGTTGCGGCGGAACCAGGTCAATGCCATGCGCGCGAGGATAAGCGCGGCGTCAGCGCGAAGCAACTCCCCGGTCCGACACTTCGCCCGAAATGATGGGAACACCCCAGTTTCGAGGTGCGCGACCGGTCAGATTCCCCCACGCCCCACGCGCCATTAGGGGGTGAAGCCACGCTGACAACCCGTTGTCAGCCCCCATCCATCCGACGTTTCCGGACGGTTGCTGAGTGGCAAGGCTTGTTCAGGTCCACCACTCCCATCCGTACAGGTGTACCACAAGCGCACCAGGTCGGGAGGCGTCTCTGTCCACTTGAGCAATCCCCATCTCTTCGAGCCTCTGGATCGCCCGCCTCGCAGAGCTTTCGCTAGTGATACCCGCCTTTGCAAGGTCAGTGTACGAGGTGCACGTTTCCCCTGGACCGTTCCCGCACTGCTCAAACAGGTACCACAGCACCCGCTCGGCGTTGCGTGAGACGCGATGCTTAAAGAGCATCTGATTCGCGCGTTTAGTCCATTCGCAGGGCTGCGAGGAGGTATCCAT